CTCCTGTTTGCTTCACCTCAAGGGTTATGAGACCTATCGCACTGGGACGACTTTCGACATAGGCCACCGAACCTTGTAGCCGTTGTACAGCCGCAAGGATTGGTACAGCCATTGTGTACTCCACCGCTTCCAACCGAAGCCGTTGCGATTCCGGGCCCGCGCCATGTGACGCCGGATCTTCTTACCGCGCCGCCAGCAAACGCAATCACGCGGCCGCAGTGGGCAGAGTGACATGCATCAAGTCGTGATGGGCGAACTCGCCAAGAAGGAAGACGCGTGGTTGCGCCGGGCGACCGACGCCGCCGTCGCCGGAGCGCGCAAGGTCGCGCTTGAGACTGTTCCTGTGGATACGCCCGTCGGCAGACTAACCGATGCGCAGTGGGGCTGGATCGTCAGCGCCGCGATCTTCGCGTGGTGTCGCACCAAGATTGAGCAGGCCATCGAGGAAGGGCTCGATGCGGAGCGGACGGTGCTGGAGACCGCCACCTCCTCCTCCCCCTGTGACGCTGCGGTTGTCCATTCGATCCTCCCCGTGCTGGCGGACGGCGCCGGAATCGATTGGTCGGTGCCGCTCATAGTCTGGCCCAAAGACCAGATGGTCAATTTTCTGCTGACGGCCTGGCAGCTCATCGTCAAGGCCGAAGCGGCGCGGGGTCAGGGGGTGGGTGGAATTCTCCAATCGGAGGATTGGACCACCAAAGGGGATCCGATCCCTTTCTGACACCGCGGTACGTGCTGACGCTGCAGCCGTTGCCGGGCGTCGACGCAATCAAGTCGGTGCGCTGGGTTTTGAAAAGCTTGCCGCACCAGCACGGATTGCGATGCGTCAGCATAGTTGAGGAAGGGTCCGAGTGAGCATCAGTCCAGAACTCGTTGCAGCAGTGGTCAAGACAATGCCGCTTGAGCGAATCCAAGAGTTGCTCCGTTCCATTTCCGGTCGCCCGTTTCGTTGTCCAGACGATGCCATCTATCGCGAGGAGCTATGGCGCCGGCTCGATCAATTGGTGAGTGAACACCGTGCTTGACTTCAACCGGGCCAATCTGTCGGCGCAGCCGACAAACGTTCTGCTCAACGAGCTGATCGAGCGCGCCGAGCCGCCCGGCAAGAACCATCGTCAATACCTGGGCGCCAGTGCTGTCGGCGCCGGTTGCCTGCGCAAAATCCAATTCGACTGGATGTGCGATCCGGTATTCCCGGCACGCATCAACGACATTTTCGCCAGAGGACACTTTTTCGAAGACGTGACCCGAAAACACCTGATTGCCGCGGGTTCGAGTTCGCATCAGCCGATCAGCTTGCATTCAAGTCCGCCGATGGACTTTTCTGCGGCCATGCTGACGGCATGATTGTTGCCGGTCCTGATCTGCTGGGTGTCAGTTACCCCTGCCTCTGGGAGCACAAATGTGTCAAGGCCAAAGGCTGGCGCGCCATCGAGCGCGACGGGCTGACCGGGTTCTATGACATCTACGCTGCGCAAGTCGCGCTGTATCAGGCCTATCTCGACGTTACCAATCCAGCCCTGTTCAGCGTGGTCAACGCCGACACGTGTGAACGCCTTCATTTCCTTGTGCCGTTCGACGCGCAACTGGCACAGACTGCGAGCGACCGCGCCGTCACGGTGATTGAAGGGACGCGCGCTGGCGAGCTGCTGCCGCGCATTACCGAAGACGCCAACGACTGGCGCTGCAAGATGTGCTCGTGGCGCGAAAGGTGCTGGCGATGAGCGAGCGGGTGTGCCTGCTCAATAATCGCCCATGCCGTTGCGATCCCGCCGCAGCGGACGAGAAATCTCGTCCGTGCATGCTCGCCAGACGCATCGGCAAGTTGATCCGGCTGATGGCCTCAAACATCGAAAGTGAGGCCATCGGCGCGGCGACAGCGCTGCGACGCGTACAGCAGACAGAGGGCTTTTCCTTCAACGTGCTGGCCAATCTGATCGAGAGTTTTGAGGAACGAAAATACTCCGATAACGACGCCGAGATCATTTTCACCCGCGGCGTTGAAAAAGGCCGCCGCGAGGAAACGAACAAGCAACAGGCGCCACCGGAATTCTACGACGCTGACGGTCATCCGCGCTGGTATGAAATCGCGGTGTTCTGCCAGGAAAACAGGGGCAGATTACGCGACGACTGGGAGCGGAATTTTGTTACCGAGATCGTCAGCAAGATTATCAAATACGGCGGGCCGACGGAAAAACAGGGCCGCCATCTTCTCGCGATTTTCGTGAAATTAGGCGGACGCTATGACCCAAAAGCCGTGCACCTACGTCGCTGATATCGCGCATCTGCCAAAGGCGTTGCCGCATCTCACTACGCTCAAACGCTGGGTGGTGTGGCGCTGGGAGCTGCGCAAAAAGAAGAACGGTGAGGAGAGCTGGACCAAACCGCCCTATATGTCCGCTTACCCGAAAGTGCCGGCGAAGTCGAATGATCCTAATACCTGGGACACTTACGAAGCAGCGATTGCCGCGGTCGCCGGAGGCTCAGCCGACGGCATCGGGTTCATGCTTAAGGATTCCGAGGTTGCCGCTGTTGATGCGGATCATGTACGGGACGCCCAAACCGGTGAATTGCTCGACTGGTCCCAAAAGCTCCGTGCCGAGGCAGACCAGCTTGGGCTTTATATTGAGGTGACGGTTTCAGGCTGCGGTCTGAGATTTATCGGATCGGCGCATGGCAACGAGCTTCACCGCAAGTTTACGTTCAATCGCAAGAGCGGCGCCGGCATTGAGCTTTACCGCAATTGCGCGCGGTACATCACTATCAGCGGCTTGCAGCAGGGGTTTTGCGAAGCCATCGGGCCGATCGACGGTTATCTCGACACGCTGATGGCGCGGTATGATGGCCAATCAAAACCGGGCGACACGTTCGATTTCAATACTGCCGGACCGCAGGCTGACTACTACCGGAATCTTATTGAGAACGGCATTCCAGAACCCGAACGCAGCGAGAAATTCCAGGAGGTTGTCTGGCATTTGGCCGCCATGGGCTGGACGGTCGACCAGATCGTCGATGAGCTCGCCAAATATCCCAACGGTATCGGCCTAAAATACACGAACCGTCTGTTGGCCGAGGTCACGCGGTCGTTCAACAAGTGGCTGAGCCGTCGGCGGGCAGGCGTAACGGGATCGCCCGCAGGCACGGTCGCTGCCGGCGCGTGGCCGCAGATCAAGGTGATTCCAGGCGAGTTGCCGCGCGTGGTGAATGAAGCCGAAGACGCGCTCGTCCTGCTTGGACGAGAAATCTTTCAGCGCAGCGGCATGGTGGTGCGGCCGGTGCTCAACAAGTCCCTGAAAGCGAGCGCCGACCGTGAGACTGAAAGCTGGCAACTCGTCCCGGTCACGCGCGCTTATTTGGCCGAAACGCTCTGCTGTGCCGCGCAATTTCTGCGCTACGACAAACGAGCGAAGAAGTTCATCCCAATGGATGCGCCGGAAAAGGTCGCGGAGACCTATTTGAGCCGCCAGGGCCGCTGGAAGCTGCCGCTGCTCGCCGGCGTGACGAATACGCCGTTCCTACGGGTTGACGGCTCGATCTGCGAAAGCGCCGGCTACGACCCCGAGAGCCGCTTGCTGTTCAAGCCCGAGGACCAGGTTTTCCCTCCGGTCCCGCAATATCCCAGCAAGGCCGACGCCGAAGCTTCACTCAAGCAACTGCGCAAGCCGATCGAGACGTTCCCCTTTGTGACCGACGCCGACCGCGCGGTCGCGTTGGCGGGCATGCTCACGGTGCTCGATCGCCGATCGATGGCAACGGCGCCGCTGATCGCCTTCACCGCACCGGCGGCGGGGACCGGGAAATCGCTGCTGGTCGATCTCATGAGCGTGTTCGCCACCGGCCGGTTGATGCCGGTGTTGTCACAGGGGAAGACGGAAGAGGAATTCGAGAAGCGCTTGGGCGCGAGCCTGCTTGCGAGCGATGCCTGCATCTCGATCGATAATTGCGAGGCTCCCTTGTCCGGAGCGCTGTTGTGTCAGGCCCTCACCCAGGGTGAACTCAACATCCGCCTTCTCGGCTACAGCCGCAACATCGGGACCGCGATGAACGCCACGATCTTTGCGACTGGCAACAACCTGGTTATCGCCGGCGATCTGACCCGACGCTGTCTGTTGGGATCACTGGATGCCGGGGTCGAGCGGCCGGAACTGCGCAGCTTCAATCTCGATGTGATCGAAGAGGCGCACGCCAATCGGGGTGATCTGGTCGTGGCGGCGCTGACGATGCTGCGTGCCTGGCATATCGCACGGACCGGCGGCGACCGGGTCAATGCGACGCCCTATGGCGGCTTTGCCGACTGGTCGCGGCGGGTGCGTGAGGCGCTGATTTGGCTCGATGAGGTCGATCCTTGCGACACGACTGCCAAGGTTCGAAAGAACGACCCGATGCGAGACGCGCTGATCACCGTGCTGGTGCAGTGGGAAGCCCATTTGGGCGTGGGCTCGGTTTACACCATGCAAAACGTAATCGCGCATGCGGTCAATGCGGCGATGTTCTACACTGCGCTACTGAACGTCGCTATGAACAAGACCGGAGGGACGGTCAGCAATGAGCGGTTGGGTCACTGGCTTAAGCGCGTTGAAGGTAAAATCATCAATGGATTGAAGCTGGTACGGGTTGGCGTTCAAGACGGATATGCAACTTGGACTTTGAGGCGATAAGTGGGGTTAGTGGGGTTTTTGAGATGATTCCACCCAACGCGCGAGAACTGTCAGTGACAGTTTCTATAGGGTGAGCGGAACTACCCCCTAAACGCCACTAACCCCACTTGGAAGTGGTCTTAGTGGCCTTTTTTGAAGCGAAGGAGAAAAGTGTCAAATGCATTCGATTACGCGACAACGATCATCGAAACAGGTGATGACCGTCGATGAGGCGGTTGAGGCTGACCGCAACTACTTCGACGAGCACCCGGACGAGGACGAATACATCCGGGATTTTGTGCCCGGGGAATTTGGCGCCATGGAGCTGCCGGACATTCCGGACGGCTTTTGTTACGCTACGCTTGTCTCGGTGCTGCATCGCGAGAAAGGTCAGCCGGTGGGGCGCTATCGTCGGCTCATGGCGGTCTGTGAGGGCGAAGAGCTGAAGCAATACGCCAAGTCATTGCAGCGATAGCGCCTCGGAAGGTTCAGGAGCGCGCCAGCAGCGTAGCACCAGCCGCGGGGCGGACAGAGCTTCGCCGGCCTGACGCGGCCCAAGGCAAACCCGTCGCCGGGTTGCTCCGTTGCCGGCGGCGGGTATTCCGACTGCGGTTGCGTCCCGGACGCTGAATTCTTGGCGACAATAGGCCGTCGCGATCAAAAGGGGTTTTAGCCGCCAATCAGACCGACCGAGGGGGTGCCAAAACGCCGGAAAGAAATGGCTGTTTTATCGGCATTTCTTGTGCTCACCTCGACACGATCGCTATACCCCCGCCGGGCGGTAAATCAGACGGATTAGCGCAAAAAACCCCCCGTCAAATGGGCACTCGCACGAGGCTGCTCAGTGACAGCCATCGCGAGCAAAGCGTGGTGGCCTGACCGGATGCCTAATTTCGCCGTTATTGGGTCGGGCTGGCCACTGGCGTGCTCGGACGCGACGCGGTAGAGATGGCGGCGACAAGCGCGAGGATTCCAGAATAGTTCGACAAGTTTGGCCGGTCGCCACCAACCCGCGAGGGCGAGCGCACCATTCGCGAAAATGTCGGCCCTCGTCAATCCGGATTCCTGCGTAATGTCCCGCCGCAGCCGCCAAAGGCCCTACGATCCGTCCGCCCATGCACATGACCGTCGCGGTTTCTACAGTGGCACGGACAGGGTGAGGTTCGGTGAAATTCCCGACCCCTATGTGCACGCGAGCGAGCGTGAGCCGGTTGAGAGCAGGCAGGGTGGCGAATGGGTAGTTCCGGCGGTGCCGACGTTGATTGTGGCGCGATCCCGGAGTGATCTACTTGGTGGCTTACACGTCCGCCATCAGATCGGCGATGCCGAATTCCAGGCCGGTAGGCTATACCAGCGCCTTGCTGAGACGGCCGGCCGTAGTATCAAGAGCGGCAGCCTCGAGCCCAGGGTTCAAGGCGGTCTGATTGCCGACGTGCCGAATGTCGTGTTGATCGCAGCGCGAAAGGTGCGGCTGATCGACGGCAAGATCGTGCTCGCCTTCGGCACCATCGGCATCATGGTGCTGCGTGGTGCGCTGGTCGACGGCATTGGGGCGAAGCGGATGGCCGCGCGCTTTGGTGACCGCTCGGAAAGAGGCATCGACTGGTTTGGCCGGCTTCTGCGTGAGACATTGACCGAGCTCGCGATCATCACCGGCTTCACAACCATTTCTCGGCAAGTGCCGCTGCCGATTCGCGCCTGGGCTGCTGCCGTGACCGAGGCTGTCGGCGAGATCGCGGGTGCATAGGCCGCGACAAAACATTTCGTCCGGTGGTTCAGGGGCCGCCGCATCAACGGGGGCCGTCGCCAGAGCAATCGATTAGGGACCGTGTTTTGCCCGCGAGGCCAGCGGCGCCGCCGCCCCCCAATGACTGATTATATTTGCTATCTTTGAAACTGAAGTTCCGCTACAGGGGCAGAAAATGACTGAAGACAATGTATCGATCACAGACCTTGCTGCTCACTTGGGGTTAAGTCGCACGGCCGCAAGAGATCTTGAGACCTCTGGCGTTCTCGACCGCAGAAAGGGATTGGATGCTTGTCGACTTGACTACATCCGAAGCTTGCGCAGCCGACAAAGTGAGAAAAGCATCGCGGAGGCTCGAATCCGTAACGCCCGCGCCGTCGAGATCGAACTTCGGACTGCGCAACGGGCTGGCGAGTTAATGTTTGTCGACGATCATACCGCGACGGTCGACGCCATCGCGGGAATCGTTTTGACCGAACTCGGATCATTGCCGGCGCGGTTCACTCGCGATTTGGAAATGCGTGCCCAATTGGAGAAATGCATCGATGAAGCGCGCCAGTCTATCGCGGATCGTCTGCAATCCCTCGCCAAAGACGGTCCTGCGATTGGCGAAGATGATGATGCCGACGCCGAGGCTGACACCGGCCGAATGGGCGGCAAAAAATCGGCGCTACCCGCAGTCGGCAGCGATCCCGGGCCGGCGCGATCCGACCTTGACGCCCTATATACTGGAACCAGAAAACGCGGTCGCCCAAAGAACAGCGAAGCGCGTCGTTTTGGTGACAGCCTCGCAGTCGGCGAAGACCGAGGCCCTACTTGATATCGCCGGGCAGCGCCTTGACCAATCGCCGGCGCCGATCCTCTTATGTCGGACCAAACAAGCAGTTCTTGACGGAGCAGTTCGAGCCCCGCGTCATGGCGCTCTTGGATGAGGCGCCAACACTCGCCGACAAGCTTGCCCGCGGCAATCCGGGCGACACGCATTCACGCCGAGCTGCCGCGCGCGCCGCGGCCCCCGGGCCCGAAAAAGGAGGCCAATGGCCGCTGTACCCTCGGTAAGCGGACGCGCGAGTTGGCCTAGGGAGCTTCTGAGGTGGGCCAATGCACTAAATCGCTTGCGCGATAGACTCGCGAAGAGGGTCCCTCCACGGCGAGGGTGGTAACCAGGATTTAGATCGTCGGTAGCGGGCGGAACGAGCTG